ACCACCGGGCTTCCCGGCTGTGCTGAAGGAAGCATTGATTCGGCAAAGTCAATCAGGATGCGTTCCGGGAAGCCCGGTGGTGGCAAAGGGGCTTTAATTGGAGACAATTTAAGCCATACCCTTGCAACCGGAAACGATCAAACTATTGTTGCATTCGGTAAGGGAAATGCCGATTCTGCTGTTTGGTGGAACGGAGGAGACAAGGCTGATACCCTGACTTGCACCAGTGACCGCCAGCTTATGCCGGATAAAGGCAGACTGCAATGTGTAGTTGAACCGGATGTGGATGAAATCCAATGTCTTGATATGCGGCAGGTTGAAGTACACGATAAAGGAGTATCTCCGACGCTGATCGCAACCGATTACAAAGGCGGCAAGGCTGTTGTCGGGGAAGTCTGCCCAACGCTGGATGCAAGTTACCCCGGCAAGATCAATAATCAGGACATTGGGAAACTTGTCTGCTACGAAAATCATCCGCAGGACTCCCGAATCCGTCCGGTTGATGTCGCCCAAGCGATCACCGCCAGAATGGGAACGGGAGGCGGTAATCTTCCTATTATTAAAGAAGCAGAAACCATCGGCTTTATCAAAAATGATGCTGGTGGCGAGCTTCAGCGGTATTGGAATGAGATTTTCCCGACCATTCGGGCTTCAGTAACTCCGGCAATTGTGTCCAGAGAAATTTTTGCTTTGGACTCTGTCGCCAGCAACGCAATGAAGTCAAGCAATCCCAACAGCGGTGTTCATCCGGTAAATGTTGCCAAAACTGTCGACACCAGCAATCCCGATCCCGGTAAAAATCAGGGCGGTATTGCGGTTGTGGAATGCTTCAATGTTTCATTCTGTGATGCCAACGGCGTCCGTAAGGATCGCCCCAATGGTGGTCTTTATGTCACCGAAGCAGAAGCCAGCAAAACAGTTACCGCAGGCGGACCGAACGCTGAAACCGTGGTGATTGCCCTTGACGGAGATAAGATCAAACCCGGTGAACGGTCAGGCGGTTCCGGAATGGGCGTTTCTGAAAGCGGTGTGATGTACACCCAGACCGCTGGAGATGTTCATGCAGTCGCTTACGAGGAACCGATGGGCATTGACCAGTACAACGGTGATGTCACCGGGAAAGCATCTTCCACCCTCGGTGTCAACTGCGGCATGTCTACCGGGCGTAACGGTGTGATCGAAAAAGCTGAAGTTACTCCGCAAATCAGTACACAGGCGACTGTCCGACGTCTGCTCCCTGTTGAGTGCGAGCGACTGATGGGGTTCCCCGACAATCACACCCGGATCGCCTGGAAAGGCAAATCTGAAGAAGACTGCCCCGATGCTCCCCGGTACAAAGCGTGTGGAAACAGCATGGCAGTAAACTGTATGATGTGGTTGGGAGAACGGATTGACGCAGTGGAAAAAACTATAATTCATATTTCAAACCATAACAACGGAGGTTCAGTTGAGCAAAGAGAAAACTTGTCAGCAGGAAAAAGCAATCAGGAATCTGAAAAGGAAGATTCGCAGAATGCAACGGTCGTTTGCCGCAATTGAGTGTGCCGTCATCCACAAATGTGACCGGTACAGAGAATTTGTCATCGGGGAGTGTGAATTTTACCGGGGAAAATATGAAATGAGGTGTGAATGTCAGAAGAAACAGTAATTGAAGACGCGATCAGAAAGAATGCTGCTGGACCGAAGTCAGCGGAAGTTGACGGACAGAAAGTTGAGCAGCATTCTCTTCCCGATCAGATTGCGGCCGATGCTTACCTTGCGTCGAAAAAGGCAGTTAAATCCCGCAACAGCGGCCTGAAGATAACCAAATTAAGCCATTCAGGGGCGTGAGGTTTTTATGTTTAACAAAATCAAATCCATTTTTCGGAGTCGAACACCTCCGAAGCAAACGGTGAAAGCTCGCTTTGACGCGGCTCAAACCACCAAAGACAATAACCGGCATTGGGCGGCGGCAGATCATCTTTCCGCCGATCAAGAAGCAAGTCCGGAAGTTCGCAGAACTCTGCGGAACCGGTCACGGTATGAAGTAACCAACAACAGTTATGCCAAGGGACTCGTCCAGATGCTCGCAAACGACACAATTGGGACGGGACCGCGACTGCAAATGCTTTCCAACGATGAGGATTTCAACGACCAGATTGAAACAGAATTCATGCGCTGGGCTGATGCAGTCCATCTCCCGTCTAAACTCCGCACGATGCGGATGGCAAGATGTCAGGATGGAGAGTCCTTTGCGGTATTGGCAACCAATCCCAAGGTCAGACACGGCGTAAAGCTGGACTTGATGCTTGTGGAAGCCGACCGGATTTCCGGGGAGTTGAAATGGCTGGAGGACGATACCTCTGTTGACGGTATCACCTTTGACCATTGGGGCAATCCTACGGATTACCGGGTGTTGAAATATCACCCCGGCGATATCCGGTATGCTCCGGGAGATGAAGCGATCCATGTTCCTGCAGAGTACATGATACACATCTTCCGGCAGGATCGCCCCGGACTCCATCGGGGAGTACCTGAACTAACCGCCGCCCTGCCGCTTTTTGCTCAATTACGGCGGTATAACCTTGCGGTATTGAGTGCGGCAGAAGCCGCCGCTGACTTTGCAGCCATCCTTTATACAGATGCTCCGCCCAATGGGGAATCCGATGAAGTTGAACCGATGGACACGATCCCGCTTGAAAGGAATATGATGTTGACGGTTCCGGCTGGCTGGAAACTCGGTCAGCTTGACCCGAAACAGCCGACCGCCAATCACGGTGAATTCGTCAAAATCATCCTGTCGGAGATTGCCCGATGTGTGGTTACAACCTACGGAACGCTCGCTGGTGATTTCAGCGGTCACAATTACGCCAGTGGCAGACTCGACAACCAAATCTACCACAAAAGCATTCTTGTTGATCGCTCGTTCTGGGAAACAGAGGTTCTGAACCGCATCTTTGAGGTGTGGTTCCGGGAATACGCTCTGACAGAACATCTGATTGCAGATACCCCCAAACATCTGTGGTTCTGGGATGGTTTCCCCCATGTCGATCCCGGCAAGGAAGCAACTGCACAGGAAAAACGGCTGGCGAACAACACGACCACTCTTGCCGCAGAGTGTGCAAAGGATGGCAGAGACTATATGTCTGTTCTGCATCAGCGAGCCAAAGAAATCAAATTGATGAAGGAGCTGGGCATTCCCATTTCCGGGGAAAGCACAGCAGAAGTTTTAACCGAACCGGAAACAAATGACGGTTCAGAACCAATAAATGAGGATATATGACCGAATTTACCCTTATCGAAGCCGCCAATGGAGCAAAACCCAAGGTGATGGGTATTGCTTATTCCGGTGGCAAAATGAACTTACCGGGATGGAAACACCCGGTTGTGGTGGATCTTGCCGGGATGGATATTCCTGACACTGTCCCCTTGCTGACCAACCATGAGAACAAGACGGACAGCCGGGTCGGGATCATCTCCGCCAGTATCAAAGATAACGCCCTTGAGATTTCCGGAGAAATCGTTTCCGACAGCAAGGATGCACAGGATATTGTCGCCCAAGGCAAAGCCGGTGCGGACTGGCAGCTCTCAATCGGAGCCGATGTCAAGGAATGTGAACTGGTTAAATCCAGCCGTTCCGTCAATGGTCAGGAAATCCAAGGCCCGTTTTACCATGTGACTAAATCCACATTGCGTGAAGTAAGTGTGGTTGCTGTGGGGGCAGATGCCCACACCAGTATGAAAGTTACCGCCCAATTCAACCTTTCCAAAAACAATATCGAAGGAGAAAGTATGACTGAAGAAAACAAAAACAATGTGAGTGCTGCCGATGAAACCGTCAACACCGAGCAGGAAAAGAAGCAGGAAACTGCCGCCCTCGCCGCAAAGGGAAACGAAGCGGAGAAGAAACCCGAACAGGCGAAAGCCGAAGCCACCCCTGCGGCGATTACCGCCAGTGCAACTGATGTATCGGCAACTGCCAAAGAAGCCGCTGTTGCGGCCGTAAAAGCCGAACGTGAGCGTGTCAGTGCCATTCAGGGAATCTGCAACGGCGAGTTCCCCGAAATCGAGAAACAGGCGATCGCTTCCGGCTGGACTCCGGAAGTTGTGACCAAAAAAGTCTTGGAGACCATCCGTGCCGAGCGTCCTGTCGCCAGCGTGAATATCTCTGTCAAAGCCAAACCCGAAGGTGGTGAAATGAGAAAGACCCTTGAAGCCGCTATGAGTTTGCGTTGCGGCGTTGATGCCGACACCTTGGAAAAATCCTATGGTGCGCAGACCGTTGAAGCCGGTATGAAAGAAATGGATATGCCGTTGAAGCAGCTCCTTGTTGAGTGTATGAAACTTGATGGAATTCCTTATTCCAGAGGCTTCGACAACGAAACCATTCGTGCGGCTTTCAGCTCAGTGTCTTTGCCGGGCATTTTGAGCAATGTGGCAAACAAAAAGTTGCTTCAGTCCTACGAAGCACAGCCCATTATCGCCACAAAACTCTGTTCTACCGGAGATTTGAATGACTTCAAAGAAAATGACCGCTTCCGTTTGACCGATGTGGGCGATCTTCTTCCGATTGCTGCTGACGGTGAAATCAAGGATGGTGGTATCATCGAGGAATCTGCGAAGAACCAGCTCGACACCTATGGCAAGAAATTCTGCTTGACTCGCAAGATGATCATCAACGACGACTTGGGGGCATTTATGAAGGTTCCCACCGCCATGGGTAACCGTGCTGCACGCTTGATCGACCAGTTGTTCTTCAGCCGCTTGCTGGCGAACCCGGTTCAGGTTGACGGTAAAGCATTGTTCTCCAACGCTCACAAAAACATTCTCGGCGGTGCAAGCTCCGCACTTTCCGCCGAAAGTTTGAAGAAGGCTATCCAGCTCTTCCTCGATCAGGTGGATGCAGACGGTCAGCCCATTTCTGTTGAGCCCCGTTATCTGCTCGTTCCGACTGCTCTCAAGCATCAGGCTATCGAGCTTACCAAGGGTGCAACTCTCATCATGAGCGGCACTGACAATGCTGTCCGTCCGGCTCTGAACGTTCTTGCGGATGAACACCTTCAGGTTGTTTCCAGTCCGTACCTCGGCAACAGTGCCTATGAGGGCAACAGTCAGACCGGCTGGTACTTGTTCGGAGATCCCAAAACCATCGATACCTGGGAAATCGGCTTCCTCAAAGGTAAGCGCACCCCCACCGTGGAACGTGGCGAAACCGACTTCAATACCCTCGGTCTCTGGTTCCGTGTGTATTTCGACCTCGGCGTTCGTGAGCAGGATCATCGTGGTATGGTAAAAGCCAATGGTGCTGCGTAATCCGGAAACTTCATCGGGGGCAACTTGCCCCCACTTTTCAACCAATAAATAAACAGGAGATTTTTTCATGCTTGCTCGCTATGTTCAAAAAGGTGATTCCATTGATTACCGTCCCACTACTGCTGTTGCCGCAGGTTCCGTCATCGTGATCGCTGACCTTGTCGGTATTGCCCGTCTCGATATTGAAGCCAACACTCTCGGCAGTCTTGCTGTGGTCGGCGTGTTCGACATTGTCAAAGCTGCCGGTCAGATTCCCTCCGGTTCTACCGTTTATTGGGATGCCGGAGCCCAGAAAGCAACCTTGGTGTCCGGTTCCAACCATTACCTTGGCAAAGCCATCGCCTCGGCAGAAGATGGGGATGAAACTGTCCGTGTGTTGCTGAACGCCCCTTACAGCTTGGCAACCACCTTTGTTGCCGGTGATCCCATTACTGATCTTATCGATAACTCCGGCGGTACTCCGGCACAGACCATTGCCGAAATCAAGGAGTGTGAATGCAAGGATGCTGTTGCTTCCCTTGTCAAGAAAACCAATGAGATCCTGACTGCTCTCCGCGCGGTCGGTATCATCGCTACTGAGTAATGGATCTGCTGGGGACAGCGGCAGAGTGGCTCAGTGACCAATGTGAAAGGTGTTTATCCGTCCCGGTTGAATATATTCCCCGTAACGGCACACCGTCAACGGTGAATGCAACCTTGGGACGGACACTTTTCCGGGCAGAAAATGAATACGGTGTGACCGTAAGGATAGAAAGCCGGGATTTTCTCATCCGGGCTTCTTTTTTGCCCAAAGAGCCGCAACGCGGAGACAGGATCATCTATGCCGGACGGGAATTTGAGGTGCTTTCACCCAATTCCGAACCCGTCTGGCGGTGGTCAGGTCCGCAGCACATTACCCGCAGAATTCACACAAAGGAGATTGGAAATGCCTGACTCTCCCGATCACAAAGACATCTGGCACGAACTCAATCAGGCAAGATTGGACATCGCCGAACTCCGGGGAATGGTGAAGATGCATTTTGAAGACCGTCAACACCACATTCCACCCTGTAAGCCAGCTGCGGATATGCAGAAAACAATCATTTCTGCGCTGGCGGCAGCGGTCATTGCCATGTTAGGTGCGATTTGTAACCTGATTATGGCGGTGGTCAAATGAGTGAAGTTGTTACTCTTGCCGAAAAAGTTGTTGCCGAACTGGAAGAATGCGGTGCGGAGCTGTCATTCTTCCCGGAATTTGAACTGCGGGATCTGGACGAAATGCGTGTAGTTGTTGTTCCGGTTGGAACTCAATATAAAACGCTTTCCCGATCCTCTCACGAGGAGTTGCCCCGTGTTCAAATCGGTATTCTTAAGCGTGGCAGTGAAGAAGAACTGCCGGAACTTTTGAAATTCGTTGAGGGACTCGGACTTGGATTTCTCAATAAAAAATTGGGGTCTGCAACGTGTATATGCGTAGCCTATAACCCTATTTATTCCCCAGATCACTTGCGTGAGCGCGGACAATTCACCAGCGTGATCGAACTTACCTTCAAAGTCCTCAAGTGAAGGTTCGCATCGAATTCGATGAAAGCCGAATTCTGATTGCCGTGCAACGCGGCAACATTACAGCTCTCCGCCGTGCCGGAGCCTATGTCCGCAAAGCCGCCCGAAACAGGGTCACCCAAAGTGCCAATGCTTCCTCTCCCGGCTCACCGCCGAACACCCGGCAGGGATTACTCAAACGGTCTCTGCTCTTTGG